GAACAGTCCAAGAAGATAGAGGAACAACATTCAACTGTTGAAGGCTATCAGCAAAAAATCCAAGAATTGGAAAAGGAATTAAGTTTTAAAAAACAAAAGAAAGGAAGTGATGTGAAAAAGGAATCAAAAGTTGAAAAGCAGGAAGTACAACAAACGCCTGCTGTAGCAAAAGAAGAGAAGAAACCTAGTGGCAGAACTATCACAGTAGAAGCTACTGCATATACAAATCATCCATCTGAAAATGGTACATATGGTGGTAAGGTCGTTACGAGAACAGGCTTAGATATTTCTAATAGCATCACTCATAATGGCATGGGGATTATCGCAGTTGACCCTAGCGTAATTCCTTTAAACAGTATCGTGCAAATTGAAGGTCTAGGGACTTACATTGCTCTTGATACTGGTAGTGCAATCCAAGGTAATAGAATTGATATTCTAATGGGTAACAGCACTCAAACCGATAATTGGGGTAGAAGAAATGTTAATGTAACAATAATTAGTTAGGGAGAGATTTTGTGTCAATTATTATCTTAGAAGGTTGCGATTGTGTAGGTAAAAGCACATTTGCAGAGAAATTATCCGAGCGCACAGGTTTTGAGATTGTAAAAGGAAGTAGCTTTGAAATTTCAGAGCTTGGTGCAAACGGAATGTTTGAACACATGATGGCATTATTAGATAGAAAGAATATCATTATTGATAGATTCTTCTACTCTAATATCGTATACGGATTTATGTATAACTATCCAGTTATGAATATTGACCAATATTTAGAACTGTGTGACAAAATGAACAAGAAAGCCTTAGTAGTTTATCTTACTGCTCCTACTCCTGTGCTTCAAGAGCGCATGGAAAAACGTGGTGACGATATGATTAAGGTTGATGAAATTGGATTCATTAAAGAATCTTATCGTGATGTAATGCATGGGTTGACAAATCCTAAAATGACATTATCATTACGAACTGATGGAGCGAATTTCGACATGGCAACTGCTATGGTTGCGGAATTTGTGAAATTACAAGAAACAGGGATGTACATACATAACAGCTAGAACACATAAGACTGCTCGAAAGAGTGGTCTTTAATTCTATAATTTCTATTTGACAGGCACAAATAATAATGATATAATGTTTTTCGTAGGAGGGATTACAATGGCAAAGAAAACACGAAAATGTCAGCGATGTAAATTAGATGATACCTTGATGGAGGAAATGGAGTTTGAACTGGTGGGAGATAAGAAGCCCCAGAAGAAATTCTATCACAAAGCTTGCTTTGTAGAACATTTGAAAGACAAAGAGTTTAAAAGAATTGAAGCTGAAAAGCTAGATGTACTTACGGAAAAGATTAAAGAGATTTATGGTGTGACAGAAGTATCCAAGCAAGCGTTTCCTATGCTTCAAAAACTTCGTAATGGTGAGAAAGTGTTTGGCAATCAAAAGAATGTCTCTAAACGATATAAAGAGGGATATGATTATCTGTTGATTGCAGAGACATTTGATTACTGTAGTGAAACGATTGAGTATTGGAATAGTGTAAAGCCGTTTAATGGCTTCATGTCTGCTTTCAGATACGCTTTGACAATTATCATTGATAAGATTTATGTCATAGAGAAGCGTGCTAGAACACGTGAAGCAGAAGAAAGAAAGATGGAAGTACATATGAAGAAAGTACAGGCAGAAGAAGAGATATTCGAAGATACGAATTATAAAAAACCTTCTAAAAACAAATCGGACTTTACAGACTTCTTGGACGAATAAGAAAGGTTGATGTGAATGGCACAAGATAATACTAAGGAAATAATCAAACAGGAAATGAAGAAGATTAATAAGAACGCCCAGATTAATGAAGCTTACTTTGTAGGGCTTCTCTGGGCAGACCCTTTTAATAACTTCGCAGAATATAACGATACGGTTGCGCAAGATGAATTTGTGCATGAGGTATGGGGATTCTATTACGAACTAGGCAGAAAGATGTATGGAGAATCTATCAGAACATTTGACAGAATCACAGTTGCTACTAAAGTGAAAGAGTACAACTTGATTGAAGAGTTTGAAGAGTATGGTGGAATGAATACCATTGAAGATGCTGTTGATATCGTAAAGGATAACCCAGACAATATCGAATACTACTATGAGACAGTTAAGAAAAACTATGTCATTAGACAATTGTATTTACTATTTGGTAATAAGGTTTTAATCAAGAAAGGTAAATATGATTTTGAGAAGATGACAAGTGAACAGCTTGGAGCATATTGGGATGACAAGATGAATACCATTCGTCTTAACAACGTTAACCGATATGAAGCCGAGAACTTATACATAGACCCAGAAGAGTTTATTAGAAAGCTAGAAGAAGAATCAGCAGAGATGCTACCATTCTATAAGAGTAAACTTCTTAACAGCATCACACAAGGCGTGGCACGTGGTCACGTTAATATGTTTGGTGGTTTCGGTGGTACTGGTAAATCATCCATAACAGCAGAGAAGATTGTTATGAGCTGTATTGAGAATAACGAGAAAGCAATCGTAGTGCTGAATGAGGAAGATGCGCAGACATTCCGACAAAAGATTATTCTAACTCTATTATGGCATGAATTTAATGACCATTTAGACCGTAAACGTATGGTTAATGGTAAATTGCGTGATGAAGACAAAGAGAAGATTCGTAAGGCTATGAAGAGACTTCATGAACTTACAAATGAGAATGATGGATTAATTAAAATCATCTTCATGGAAAAATATGTAATCAAAGACCTTGAAAAGATTGTACGTTTCTGGGCGAATCGTGGATACATAAATTTAGTGATTGATACACATAAGGTATCTGATGAATCTAAATTCGAACAACGTTGGCAGACATTCGTTGAGGATATGAAAGTTATTTACCGTCTTACTCGTAAGAATGCAGGTGGATTAAACCTTAGAACATGGGTTACATTCCAGTTAGCTGATAGCGCAGTAAGAAACCGTTTCTTAGACTATGAAGCAATCGGTGAAGGTAAAGCATCCAAAAACGAAGCATCTGTTGTTATGATGTTTAGAAAGGCTTGGAGTGATGAGTATGAGGGTGGAAATAAAGCTCTTAAATGCTACAGATACAAAAAGCTTGACGATGGCACGTTTAAGAAAATAGACTTTAAATTAGACCCAGAGAAGCAGTATTACTTATTGTTTACTCCTAAGAACCGTTTTGGTCAGTCTAATGATACAGGATTACCAGTATTAATCATTGAGCCATACTTCCAAAGTAATACGTTTGCTGAAATTGGTTGGACATTCGTAGCAAATGATAATTCTAAAAGATAGGTGATATGATATGTCTGATGATTTAAAGGAGATTAAAAAGCGAATCTTAGAAGAGGATAAGGTAGACGACATATTAGAAGCTCTGGGGTGTGAATACATAGCTGTGGAGGGCGGTAGACGTATTACCGCTCAACTACCAGAGCGCTTCTATAGTGAAAACAAAAGAAGTGTTCAAGTAAAATTGAATGAGAATCTATCTTCTAACATTCGAAACAAGAGTTTCAGTGGAGATATTTACAATCTTGTCTCATACATTCAATATAACATACGTGGCGACAGAGAATTGCAAGACGACCTGCCGAATGCAAAGAGATTCATATGTGAAACTTTGGGTTGGGGAGAGTATCTGCAAAATCTCAAAGGCTTTATGCCCAAAACGGATTACTTAGCACCATTGAAAAATCTGTTAAAAGGTCACAGACGTAAAAAAGAAATACAACCCAATCCGATACTTGATGAATCTATCCTTGATGAGTTTTATTATTACGGCAAGGCATTGCCATATCAGTCTTGGATTGATGAAGGGATATCATATCAGACCCAAATTATGTATGGTATAGGATTTGATTTAGATTCAAAGCGTGTAACAATTCCGATGAGAAATAGATTTGGTCAGCTCGTAGGAGTTAAAGGTCGAATCATGAAGGATGAGGATGACGATAAAAAGTATCTATATCTATATCGCTATCAGAATCGTCTAGAATGGTTTAATTTCCATTATGCACACCCTTATATCCTAATGGATAAGAAGGTTTATATATACGAAGCTGAAAAGTCTTGTATGAAAGCATTCAGTAGTGGATTATTTAATACTGTAGCGATTGGTGCATCTGATATTTCAGAAGAACAAGTTAGAGCAATTAAACAATTAGGACTTGATATTGAGATTGTCCTATGCTATGATAAGGGTATACAGATTAGTGAGATAATCAAGAATATGGATTTATTCACAGGGAGAACGGTCACTGCAATATATGACAAAGATAATGTATTGAGCGACAAAAACTCTCCTATTGATGAAGGATTCGATACTTGGAATCTATTACTTAATCAGTCTACATACAGCAAAGAAGAATTGTTGAAGATTGCCGAAGAAGAAAATAAAAAAAAGAAAAAAATATAGTATAAATCTTTGACAAACGCAAAAGGTAATGATATAATAAGATTACAAGGTTGAGATAAGCCTTAAAACACAAAAACGATTGGAGAGAGTTAAAATGACAACAACTTTAAGTATTGAAATGAAAGAAGAGTTATTTCAAGTAGATTACAATGAGCATATGTCACAAATCTTCCAGATGTTTAGAAAAATGCAATTAGATTTAAAGCGTGAAACACATAACGAGTTATACAAAGAAATGCTTAGAATGCAACGTATGCAACAAGATGTCTTACATATTATTGAACTATTAAACTTTAACGCTTCCGAAGGATACAAATTTGCAAAGATGTTGCAAATTATCGGTCAAGCAAGACGTAAAATTAAAGACCGTATTGAAGAAAGAAAAGTAGTCAAAGAGTTAATCAAAAATTATGAAGAAAATTTCAAAGGCATTCTTGAAGGCGCAATCAAAAACAAAGAAACATTTGACAACCAAATGGATAATCGCTCTTATAGAATAAGAGAATTAAAAGAGCTTGAAGGGTTTAACAAAATCATCAAGGCGAAAAAGAAAGAATTGCAAATTGCAAGCTAGGTATTTGACTAATTTCGATATAATTCATCACTCTTTGTGATAATTATTATATATTATAACAAAAGCAAAAAATAATCATTTAATTGGAGGAATTTCATTATGAAAGAAAACAAGAATATCATCAAAGGCAACCGTTTCCACGAACCAAAGGCAGTTACAAAGTTTGACTTCTATGCAGTAGTAGAGTTAAGCACTAAAGGTAAAGACGGTAAAACGACATCTAAGGATGTTATTGTACAGACTGAAAATCCGACAACACGTATCCTTGCTGAAAAAGAACTTACAGCAAAAGCAGTTGCGCTTGGCGGTAAAGTTAAGTATTTCGGTGGATTCAAAAAATAGTAGGCTAAGAGTTTCTTAGCCTTTTCTTATCTAACATAAAAAATAATTATATAAAAGGGGAATATAAACATGGATAAAGTTAAATTCAATAAAGAGTTATTAGAAAACGTTTACTCAATGGTTTCAGCTATGATGGTTTTGGGAGTTAACGGAAAAGTTCCAGAACTAGCATTCATCTTAGATAATGTAGGGATTTCAGAAGCAGAGATGGATGAGGTAACAGCATTCGTAAATAAAATGTGGAGTCCAATGGATTTAGACACATTAACAGTACAGCAAGCAAAACTAACGTATTTAGATGCATTTCGTGAGGTTGTGAAGTTAAAGGATATTGCCAAAGGTTACGAAGATATGGGCGAAATTAACCTTCAAATCGCAGTGGAAGATAAGCATCTGGAAGATGAAGGGGAGAAATTAATTAATGAAGAAATGGATTCAAAGGAAAGCAAAGATAGCACCGAAAAAGAATGATGATATCATTGATACTATTGCTAAAATCAGAGGAATCAAAGATGTCGATAGTTTCCTAAGTCCATCGCAAGATGAACTACATGACCCATATTACATGAAGAATATTGAAGATGCAAGTAATAGAATTATTCGTGCAATTGCTTCTAATGAAAGAATTTGTGTTTCATTTGACCCAGATGCGGATGGTTTAACAGCAACTTCAACTATGATTCGTTATCTTAAAAATTATACTGATAACGTTACATTCATATATGGTGAACGTAATGATGGTCATGGTATCGCAGAAATGATTAAGATTGAAGGCGTTGAAGAAGATGCTCGTTTGGAACGTAATACAGAGAATCTTCAACTGATTCATGAAGCTGATTTAGTGATTCTTATAGACTCATCTTCTAACGATGCTGATGCATGTAAGTACATTTCAGAAGAGATGGGTAAAGAGATTATCATTCTAGACCATCATGGTATCGAAAGAGAGAATCCATACGTACTTATGGTCAATCCTCAACAAGAAGATTGCGCATATCCAAATAAGTTTTTAAGTGGTGCAGGCGTAGTATTCAAATTGATGCAAGTAATGGAAGATACTTTAGGGCAGGTAGACCCATTTGAATATATTGATTTAGTAGCGGTTGGCATGTATGCTGATATCATGCGTGTTGATATCTTAGAAAATAGATATCTAATTATGCATGGTCTACGAAATATGAAGAATACTGGTCTAGTACGTATCTTAAAGGGTGGCAAGGCTGATTTCTTGAAATTAGATTGCAACTCTATTGGATTTACTATTGCACCTCTATTGAATGGTACAGCACGTATGGACAATATTAAACTTGCTATTGATATTCTATTATCTGATGACGATACGGTTTGTAAGAAACTTCGCCTACAGATGAGCAAGCTTAATGATAAGCGTAAAGAAATCCAAA